TATAAGGCATGGGCCGAACGCATACTCGACGACGACCCGGACGCGGATCGTGTCGCTCTGTGGCTGCCTAAGCATGTCGTGGCTGACGTGTATGCCGCTGTCTCGAAAGTCGCTGTGAGTCTAACAGACACCAGCACTCAGGATGGCGATACAATCACCACGACAGGCGAAGGTGTGATCACTGTACCAGACCCGCTGAAAGATGCGGACCCATCTACCAACAACGAACCCTCGGAGGCTGCAATGGAAGAAGCAATTAAGGCACTCTCTGATGTCATCCGTGAGTTGAATGATCTGATAGCCGCGCTGCCAGAGAAGGTGGCCGATGCTGTCACGGTCAAGCTCGCTGAGGCCAAGGTCAAGGACACGCCAGAGGGCGAGGAGCTGACCGAGGAAGACATCAAGGAAACCATCGCGGACGCAGTGCGCCAGGCACTGGACGCTAAGAACGGGAAGCTACCCGATTAACCGGGTAGATAGACAAACGAGAAAGGAAAATTACAATGGGTATGACAAGAGAAGACGTAGCGGAAATCGCAAAGGCGATCACGCTGGAGATCCTGAAGGAGCAGGCACCGGTCACTTCGGTGTCTTATGACGACATGGTGAAGGCCATGAGCACTCTCCGCCCAGCCGCACCGGCACGGCCTGAAGAAAAGGGTATCGCCATGGCGAAGTTCTTGCGGGCGATGGCTGCAGGGAAGGCCGACCCTGAACGGGCGGCACGCTGGGCCACCAAGCAATGGGGCAGCGAAGACGCGATGACCAAGATTCTCGAAGCAAGCGAAGATTCTGGTGGTGGCGTGCTCGTTCCGACCCAACAGAGCACCGAAGTGATCGAGCTGCTCCGTGAGCGGGCGATCTTCCGTTCGATGCGTCCTACGACTGTACCGATGCCGACTGGCTCGTTGCAGATTCCGAAAATCACTGGTGGCGCGACAGCGACCTATATTGGTGAGTCGCAGAACATCGTAGCAACCGAGCAGACTACCGGCATGGTCAACTTGAGCTGGAAGAAGCTGGCGGCTGTCGTGCCGATCAGCAACGACTTCTTGCGGTTTGAGACCTATGGTGCAGACTCGATGGTCCGTAACGACCTAGTCGCTTCGATGGCCAGCCGTGAGGACATCGCGTTCATTCGTGGTGACGGAACTGAGAACACTCCAAAGGGTATCGCTCACTTCTGCCCAGCTGCGAACAAGTTCGATGCCAACGGTACGGTGACGATCACCACCATCACCGAGGAAGCGCTGGAAGCGATTCTCCTCCTCCGTAATGCTCATGTCCGCATGATCAACGTCGGCTGGTTGTGGTCTCCTCGTACCACGCTCTACCTCAAGAGCCTCAGAGATACCAACGGCAACTTCGTCTTCAAGACCGAGTTGGATGCTGGTACTTTCTTCGGCTTCCCGTACGCCGACACCACGGTTATTCCAGACGACCTCAACTCATCGACTGAGTCGGAGGTCTATCTGGTAGACTTCGCTGATGTCGTTCTCGGTGAGTCGATGAATCTAATGATCGATACCTCCTCCGAGGCGTCCTATTGGGATGGCTCCGCCTACCAGTCGGCCTATTCGAAGGACCTTACCCTGATGCGTGTCATCGCAGAACACGATCTCGGCGTGCGGCATGACGCGTCCATCGCTATGATCGAAGCTGTTAAGTGGCACTGGTAATCTAGAGCCACGGAAAGGAACATAAGCACATGGATATTAACAATCAAGACGCAGGCGCGCCGTTCGCACTTGTAGGTGCTGGCGGTGCTCGTGGTGTTGCTGCAGGTACTGGCGACAACACCGAATCTCTCGGTGCTATCGTAGACATGCAGTTGCAGAACGGACTAATGAGCGGGTTCGCTTTTTGCGCTGGCTCAGCCACGCTCGCCGACACCAAATCGATCTCCCTCGTGGAGTTCAAGCTCGAACATGGTGATGCGGCCAACCTGTCAGATGCGGCTGATCTCGTCGTCAAGGCGTTCACCGATATCGTCGTGAGTGACGGTGGGACCACCGAGCAATTCGCGGTGAAGTTCGGTGTGGATCTCACCGGGGTCAAGCGATATTGGCGACTCACTGCAACGCCGGATCTCGACGCGGCCAGCACCGACACATTCGAACTTGGCTTCGGCTTCGCAGCGATTGGTGACGAGTCGCCAGTTGCTGACGGTGCTGACTAGGGGTGTGGGTGATGAAAGACCCAGTGAAGGTTCAGTTCACTAAACAGCAACCGCCATACCATCCTGGCGAGAGCGTTCTGCGTTCCGAGAAGGACGCATTCAAGCTCGTCAGCTTGGGGGTTGCTAAGTACCTCGAACCGCCACCTGGACTCGACGAGTTCGGTAAAGCTCTCGAAGAGAAGGCGGCACTGAAACAGAAGCCGACTACGCCGAAACCGAATGTCAAGGTAGAGGCTGAGCCGAAGGGCGGCGCGAAAGCGAAGTCCTAATATTAACCCGTGGGGAGGGCCGTCATGCTTCTAATGGCGGTCTCTCCTCACTCATTTTATCGGAGACAGCGATGGTAGATAAGAAGCGGCGCATGCTGGTCGAAGTCAGGTTCGTCAGTAGTCATAAGGCATGGCGAGCTGGCGACGTGGCGCGTGTAACCCGTGCGCATGCCGGTCTGCTTGACGCTATCAAGGTTGCTGTCAGGTTGTACCCGACACACGATTGTAGGAGCAAGCGAAGAATCACGCCTGCCACGGAAGGAGCCTGAGATGTCCGTCACTGTTGTGACGAAAGCCGAATCGAAGCACCTAACCACGACTGCAACAATTAAGGGCGTGCTTGGTATCAGCTCAGCGAAGTTCGATGCCGAACTGGAACGCCTCATTGGTGTTGCAACGGAAACCATCGAGGATTACGTACGGCATGTGTACGCGAAGCAGACGTATGAAGAGATTCTCGTTGGCAGTGCCCACACCCTGCTCATGTTGACAAACACGCCAATAATCTCTGTGACTGGCATCGTCTGCCAGTCGTCACCGATCACCGATTTTGAGATTCGCAATGCTGACGCTGGTATTCTGTACCGTGCGGCAGGCTGGGCTTCTGGAGAATGGGTAGGCTGGGCGACTGAGAGCACCAGGCCAGTGAGAGGTACTAGCGACATGTTGTATTCCGTGACATATGAAGCTGGTTATGTTACACCTGGTCTGCCAGAACCGGACCTGCCAGCCTTTATCGAGCAGGCGTGCGTCGAGACGGTGGTCGATTGGTACAAGAGCGCAAAACGAGATTCGGCTGTCAAGTCGAAGAAGGTGGGCGACCTTAGTATTACTTATAAGGGCGCGGACGAGATGATCAGCGGGGATAACCGCATCCCGGCAGGAGCCAGGGCGTTGTTAAGTCGGAGAATGTGATGGGTTGGGAGACTGACTTCGACGAGTTCATGGTCCACACGGTCACTCATGAGCCGTATCTATCGCAGAATGACTACGGCGAAGAAGCTTATGGACCGGCTGTTACCATTCAAGCTAGAGTGGTATATAAGCCAGAGTTGATATCGACTGGCGCTGGGGAGGCAGCATCCGCCGTGCGCCAGGTCGTGTCTACCGCGCTAGTTTACTGTTCCGGAGTCCCGGCTTGGGGCATGCGAGACAGGATTACTCTGCCTGATGGCAGTCAGCCTCCAATCATCCAAGTCAGGACATACCCAGATGAGGACAGCGATCATCACCAGGTGGTAGTGGTCTGATGGCACGTGCACTAGGACGCATCCAGGTAGTAGGGTCAAAGGAGCTGCAGGCGAAGCTCAAGAAGCTTGGCAGATCTGGAGAGTGGGAGCTTGGCAAGGCTCTATACCTCGAAGGCGAAGAGATTATGGCACAGTCGAAAGCCGGGTTCGTCCCACGTGACACCAGCGCACTAGCCTCATCCGGTCACGTGCAGATACCGCAGCCAGGACCAGTTGTTTTCTTGGGCTTCGGTGGTCCAGCTGTGGACTATGCCGTAGTCCAGCACGAGGCACCGTACCGGCACAAGGTCGGACAGAGGAAATATCTTGAGATACCGATGGTGGCGGCCATACCTGGCATGCCGTACCGAATCGGAAAAGAGCTGAATAAGTGGCTAAGCGAGAGCAGCGCTACTAGCGCACGGAGGCGCTGATGGTACTTGACGATTTAGGCGTGTACATCGAGGCGGAGGCGCTGGCAACTGTCGGAACCGACCTCATCCTCGGCCACATGCCTGCTAGTCCATCGCTGTGCTGTGCCCTTCTGGAGTATGGAG